CAACCTCGTCTACGACAGTCCCCCCGACTACGACCACAACTTCCACCACTGTGGCTCCAACAACCACCACAACAATCCCTGTCATCTTGCCGACCATCACCGCAGCTGAAGCCACCGCAGTCGCCCTCAACGCCGAAGTCCTAGCCACAGTCACGGCAGCTGAAGCAACCCAAGTCTTCGATGCGTTAGTCTTAGACGACCTATCAGACACCCAGTTAGAACAACTTGTCGCATCAGTCCAATCCGCACCTCTCGCCGTTCGCGCCAGTTTCGAAGAAGAAATTGACATCTTCAGCGGAGCCACCGACACCTACGTACCAATCGGTTCCACAGTTCCCGTCAAAACACGACGCGCCCTCATCGCAATCACAACAGTCATGTCAGTAGCCCCCGCCATTAAACGCCGAAACTGATAATGTGCTACCCATGAGTAAATACTTCGGCGCAATCGCATCACTGGTTCTGTGGGCATCAGGTACCGGCCTTGTACTCATCACCCTGTCAGGAGCTGCACTTAGTAAAGCCCTAATCATCAGCGCAGTCACCTTTACTATCAACATCATCGCTATTGCTCTTGGAGTTGGCGTAGACGATTAGATATGTAAAAGCCCCTAGCAAGGGAGAAAGGGGAAACGACCTTGCTAGAGGCAACAGAATCATAACACCACAACGATACAAAAACTTAGTGAACCGAAAGAAATTTATGCCAAGAAAATACAGCTACTACCCTGCGTTTGACGGCAAAGGCGCACAGCCTGGCACCGAAAAACTCGCTGCGCTTTGTGCGGCCAGATGGAAAACCAAGAACCTGGGGATTTATTCCCCGCGATTGATGAGGAACTCTCATACCGAAGGTAAGAAGATTGGCGACCCTGGCATGGAGAAATTCCTATCAGTCCACGCCACTGGGGCCGCGGTAGACGTTGGTTATTCAGACCGCAAGGTTGGCGTTGCTATGTGGGACTGGTTTATTAAGTACACCAAAGAGCTAGGCATTGAAGAAATCCATGACTATGCGTTTGATGCAAACCCTAAGGATAAAAACAAGGGCTACGGCAGAGGTTTCCGCTGTTCAAGAGGCGAAAATTTGCAAGGGGTCAAGGTGTTTAGTGAGTCCGATAATGCCGGTTCATTCGGCGGTTTTTGGTTGCATCTAGAACTATCCCCAGAGATGGCTAAAGACCCTGAAAAGTTTGAAGCAGCCTGGCGTTCCCTACCTAAACCAGCATGAGCAATGCGGCGATTATTCTATTTGCTTTGTTCGGCATCACTGGCCTTGGCTGCATATGTTTGTTACTTGCTGTATGGTTTGAGGCCGTCAAAATTAGTAACGAAGAACCCGAATGACGTTCGCGCAATGGATTATTACGACAGGCGCAACAGTCGGTGCGCTCGGCATAATCTTTCGAACCCTTGTCCTTCCTGTCTTTAAGTGGGCAAGACGACTTGAAAAAACCATGACGTTTGTAGAGCAACAAATGCTTCCAAATGGCGGGTCATCCCTTCGAGATTCAGTCAACAGAATAGAATCACGTTTAACTGTTGTAGAGGAACATTTAACAATTCCACGCTGATAATGTGACAAGTCCTATGACACTCACAGACCTGCTTCTCATCCGTAATTTCCTATCAAAAGTGGTGGTAAGAGGCACCGAAGAAGACCAACTTCTTCATCTTGTGGCACGGATAGATGCCCTGTTAGCACAACCCCGCCAGGTACCAGCTGCCTAGTAACATCAGGCTATGACCAGCCCACGAAACCTGTATGTCTGCCCCCAATGCGGAGAAGCATGGCTATCACAAACAGGTCGGTACTGCGTCGAATGTCGCGTTGAAGGAGAACCCCTAGATGAATCCACAGACGACTGAATACGACCCACCTGCATACCCAATGGCCCTTGTCTATTGGGCTGACGCTTGCGGGGGTGACGCAGGTTGGTTGACGCTCGAAGACGTTGAAGATGACGGCGAAGTGTTAGTGCAATCAACAGGTTTCTTAGTACCCACTGAGGACCCAGGTGCCAAACAAAACCATGTGACCCTGCTCCAAAGCTTCCACGATGGCGAAGGAATAAACCTGTTTTACATCCCCGTCGCAATGATTCGTAAAATAATTCTTCTTTCCTGTTGACATTGACGCACCCCACCTGTACTCTGTGTAACAGTACAACACAGAGGAAGGGGCAACGACATGGGAAACCACCGTTACCGCATACAAAAACAACCACACGGTTCACAAGCTTGGCTCAACCAGAGATACCAAGATGACCAAGGCAACCGCCGAATATCAGCATCAGCAGCAGCAGCCATCTACGGCCTGCACCCATTCGTCAAACAAGACCAATACGCAGCTGAACTGTTATCCGGTGTAGCACCAACACCAATCCAACCAAACGCAGCCATGGAAACAGGCAACCGTTTAGAAGACACCATCATCCAATGGGCAGGCGACAGACTCGGAATCAAATTCTCGACACCTGACGAACTGTTCTGCTACGACGATGACAATGGGTGCCACCTTATCTCCACCCTTGATGGTTGGAATGAAGAAACCAAACACATCCTTGAAGTGAAAACAACCAGCCGTGAATACTCAGGCACACTTCCTGACTACTGGAAAATCCAAGGCATCCAACAAGCCATCTGTTCCAATGCAGACCGTGTTACGTGGGCCATCTTCGACAACACGCTTCGCCTTACATTGGTTGAGCAAGACATTACAGCCGCCGAAATGGAAGACCACATCAACGCATCTGCACAATGGCTCAACGCCATCGAGCTAGGCATGGACCCCGCAGGTGTTGTCTACACCTACGAAACAATCTCAACCCGCTACATGCAATCACTTGCTGAACCTGTTGAGATACCAAAAGAAGCTGCCGATTTAATCGCCCAGTTGAAGCACGTCAAATCAGAACTGTCTTCATACAAAGCATTAGAAGACAGACTGAAAGCAGAACTGTGCGACCTTATTGGTCCGGCAGAAACAGCAACCATCAACGGCACAGTCGTTGCCACATGGAAGGGACAGAAGCGGGAATGGTTTGATGCCAAACGTTTCCAAATTGAAAACCCTGACACCGCCAAACAATATACAAAAACAACAAGCAGTAGAACACTGCGCCTTAAAGGAGAATAGAAATGACAACATCAACCAACCCACCAGTCAACCCACTGGCAAACATACTTACAAAGTATGCGGTACCAGACCCGAAGATTGTAGGCAAACTACCCAAGGGCGGAACTTCCTTGGATTTTGTCGGCCACGCGGATATCACCCGCATCCTTCTCGAAATCGACGAGACATGGCGTTGGGTGCCTATCGCATGGGACAATGGCCGACCAGCAATCCACGTTGAGAACGGCATGGCAACCATGTGGGGCGAGCTGACAATCCTCGGACAAGCCCGCCTTGGTGTCGGTTCAGTACGCGCAGACAAACAAGAACTTGACAAAGAACTTGTCGGTGACTTCCTACGTAACGCAGCAATGCGCTTCGGTATCTGCCTGTCATTGTGGACAAAGCAAGAATGGGAAGACCTTGGTGGCAAACCATCGAGCGTCACCACCACTCGTGCAGCCACACCGAAACCATCAACAGAACCAGTAGATGCTGACGCACCACTAACCCAAGAACAAATCGAAGCGTTCAATGCAGCGTGTGGCAAAGCAGAACTATCACCCATCGGTGTATACAAAACAGCCAAAGTTAAGTTCGGTTCAGCAAAACAATCAGACCTTGCCGCATTGCGTAAAGCTTTCAAAGAAGCAACCGCAAAGCCAGCACCAGCCGAAACGGAGGAATGATGTCAGCGAAACGAACCATTGACACAACCAACAACGAAGCCGGAACGGTATTCATTGGGGTTCGACTGTCAACAAAACAAACAGCAGAACTAGACAACCTTGCAAAACTATGCAACCAATCACGGTCAGGTCTACTACGTGACTTGATTAGAAAGGCACATGAGAATGTCACCTGGTAAACAAAAAGGAACATCGTTCGAGACACTCATCGTCAGGTATCTACAAACAGTTGGGTTCCCCTATGCGGAGCGTCGTGCATTGCACGGCAACTTAGACAAAGGTGACGTGACAGGGTGCGGGCCGTTAGTGTTCGAATGTAAAGCAGCTAAACGACATGAACTGTCAGCCTGGCTACAAGAAACAGAAACGGAACGGGTCAACGCCAACGCCGACTACGGTGTGTTGGTTGTGAAACGCCAGGGTCATGGCACCGGCGAAGAACAGTATGCAGTGATGCGTTTCGCTGATGCTGTACGCCTGTTGAAGCAAGCGGGGTACTGACATGTTGGCTGAAGTAGTTATTCATCTCGGTCAAGAATGGCGCGACCTTGCCTACTGCCTATTCGGTATGAGTCTTGGAGTCTTCGGAGGAATTGTTATCCAAATCGAAAGAGGAAAGAAAAAGAAATGACCGATGTGCAACACCCCGATTCATGCTTCTGTTTTGAATGTCTCGGACCATCACAGTCCGAACTAATAAGTATCGGCAAAGAACTATTCGAATGTTTAATGAACCGTATCTATAACGCCAGCGACTTTGACAGGCTCGGCCCCATCTCAGAACGGGAACGAACCGCCATCGACGTGTACCTACAAACAACAAGAGGGAACAATGAAGAAACCACCACCAGCTGAACACGGCAGAGCAATGTATCGCCGTATCGGATGCAGATGCGACATCTGTAAGGCCGCTAATGCAGCCAAGAAAAAGCAATACACGAAACTGAAACCACCTAAAGTTATTCTTGATGGTGCGCCGTTGATTGACATTATTGAACGGGCCGGAAGACTTCGAGACTTTGACCGCCATCAGATTGAACGCTGGAAGGCTAACGGTGTGAACGTTTACACTGCCGACTTTTGGTGTACCAAACTTGGCTACCACCCAACTGAAGTGTTCGGGTCTGACTTTTACCGTGGATGTTTCGATGAGGAGTATGCAGCATGATGGATTTTGACGTAATACCAACACTCGGTTCAGTCCGTGAACGCCTTGGGTACTTTGCTTGCAAAACCGAAGAAGGTGAATTGAACACCACATTGAACAATGCCTACAACTGTATCTATGAATTAGAAAAAAAAGTTTATGAATTAGAAACAACAATTGAACGCCTACAAGCATTGCTTTACATTGCAGAATCAGACCGTGACCATTATCACGAACGATTTGACCTAAACCAAAAGGCTCTTGATTTTATTTACAAGAAGAAAGCATGGTGGAAACGATGAGTGAATACATACACCAGGATGATGCGTATGCATGGCTTCGAGACAAAGAGATTCAGTTTGCTGAAGATGACTTTGCCAAAGTACAGGCGGAACGTGACGCGCTGAAACTTAAAGTGCAGGAACTATCAACCGAAGTTGAACGCCTATCAAGGGAGCTGGCCCGTGCATAACCGTGAGTTAATAGCAATCATCCGCAAAATGGCAACAGACAGGACCGACCTTGAATATCTACCCGATTTTTCATTGATGGCTTGCACCGAAATTGAACGCCTTACTGCTGAACTTGAAAGAGCCAATAAAGATGAGTGATGGTATGGAGATAACAGGGTACAACCCTAAGTTCGATTTCAAAACTGACCTTGCGTATGGCCATGAAGGAGAGCAGAATCTTATTGATTTCTTTCATGCGTTAAACGCAGGCACAGTAGAAGTTAAAGCAGACAGGTACCGCAATGGCAGAATGGCTGTGGAGACACAGCAGAAGCCCGCACAAGGCGTATGGAAGGACTCTGGAATCAACGTGACCACCGCACAATGGTGGGCATATCGGTTCGCTCCGGACTCATACGTACTTGTATCTGTTCAACGCTTGAAGAACTATCTACGCCACAACTATGACCGCCTCGAAAAAAGAGACTTCGCCCCACAATCAGACAACCCCGCAAGAGGATTCCTCTTGTTTCCCCATCACGTACAAGACCTACAAACGTCAGAACTTTACGACTGACTGATAGACTTCGTTTGCGTAGAGAAACGGGAACGCAGCCAACCAACAAGGAGGCACCATGCGAAAAATCATACCCATCATTGCGATAGTGGCGACACTTGCAATACCAACAACAACCCAAGCCAAAAGCTACGGAGATGAACTCGTCATGCCCTGGCGATGGTACAAGAGGTTGGCCCAATGTGAGACAGATTCACGTTGGCATACCAGCACCCGTAATTACACATCCGGCTACGGCATAGCGAAAGGCACGTGGATGCGGTTCAGTAACAGCTCCAATGCAGACCGCTACACCCCACTACAACAAGCACGGGTCGTAGACCGCATCGCCTGGCTCGGCCACACCGAACCCGATGGTGAGTTTGTCCATCCAGTTGGCCCGTACGGATGGGCTGTGGTGAAGTCCCAAAACTGCATGAACCTACAACAATTCATATGTCGCTCAACCCACCCGAAAGTTAAACGGTGGAAAAGATACTGTTGACAACCCTTGAATCTGTCTATACTATGAACCCAATGAAGGGCATCTCACTGAAACAACACTGGCACTGCCCACGATGCAAAGTAGCTGTGACCACCTACATAACCCTCTCAACCCCGCCACAACACCGTTGTCTAAAGGCTGCGAACCAAACCAAACCACTACAACCCTCGGAAGGGGTATCTAATGACAAGTAATGTAATCACCATCCACGGAAAACTCGGTAAAGAACCCGACCTTAGATACACCGGCAGTCAAATGGCTGTTGTTGAATTCTCCGTAGCCACAACATCCGGCAAAGACGACAAGAAAAAAACAACTTGGTTCGAAGTCAAAGTCTTTGGTCAGCTCGCAGAAAATGTAGCGAACACGCTCACAAAAGGCGACAACGTAGTCATCACCGGCCGCATGGAAACAGATGAGTACACCAAAAAAGACGGTACGCAAGGCAAGTTCACCTCGCTCATCGCAGATGAAGTGGGTGCGTCATGCCGTTGGAACGCATGGGTTAAAGACCAAACAGGTAAGACACTGGCTCACGTTGGTACGGTAGGCAAGGCGATTCCGTCACCATCGACATTCTCTGATGAAGAACCCTTTTAGCCCCACGTTCGACGAGTGGGTAGCCTTCGGAATACAACAAAATTGGTGCGGCCCACCAGTCTGTGAGATTCACGATGGCACCCCAATGTCGGCCGCCGAAGAAGAAGACATGTACGACAACGGTGATGATATATGTATCCATATCATCCGCCTATATCCAGCTCCGGAGCATCGCCTAATGGTGGAAGATAATCATTCACCATCGCAATGGCGTAATGACTACGGAGTTTGAACTCTGGCCATTCACCCGTGCCGACCCGTTCTGTACGCACTGTGGTACGGGTGAACGCGCCATCAGGGAATACCCACAAGAGATTCACGACACTTGCCCATGTATATGCCACCAAAACAAAACCACTGCCGCTAAACGCGGTATGAAACCAACTAAACCAAAGGCTAAACGTGGCAGGAAATAACAACAGCTGGCATGAACAAGCTGCCTGTCTCGATAAACCAACAGACTATTTCTTCCCGCCTAACGAAGCAACAGACAAGAAGACAGACCACTATCTGTATGGGCGGGCTATCTGCCGCCATTGTCCGGTGAAAGCTGAATGTCTCGAATACGCAATGAACTGTGAACAAGACGAACGGTGGCGGTATGGCCTATGGGGTGGACTAACGCCGCACGAACGTTGGTTGTATGACCCGAACTGGAAACTAGGCGTGAAACATAAGTAACCCCTATCTCAACCGCCGGAAGGGGTCAGCGGGAGATAGGGGCTACGGATATGAGAATAACAGATTCTACAGTGGCACTATTGAGTAGTCACTTTCATACTGCATCCACGTTGATTCAATCTCATTATGAACTGCCTCACGACCGCGGAATATAGTGGCGTTAGACGGCGTTACAGTCCAACGGTACCCATCTATCTGCATACAGTAATACTGCCGTGACCGTGGGTTGTTGCGGGTGATGATGTACCTCTTACCGTGTCGCTTGCGGATACGCCGCAACGTAGCGGCACAGTTACGTGCCATCCGTACCGGAGCTGGCCGCATAACGTCAAACCAACGGCGGCCATGTGGCCACAAGATGCGCTACGTGTGATTCACGTATCTCGTTCTCGTACAGTACCGCGGGGGTAATCTCACATAGTTCTGCAAGGTCACTGGCCACGCCTACTAGGAACCGTTCACAGAACGCTATCGGGTCACTCTCATCGGTGCCGTGGATGGTACTGAACATGAACGTACCAATGGTGTCACCATCACGAAACATTGTCAGTTCGTAAAGTTTCTTTATTACGTGGTTCATACTGTTCCTTCTGTTTCATGGTCTGATGGAAAAGTGTCATTTTCGTCGCAAACATATTTCCATATTTTGTCGTCGCCCGTGGCCTGCATATCTGCCCACCCCGTAGGTGTTGCGGTAATTGTGCGCCCACAATGAAAACACTTTGTTGTTTTATTGCTCATACTGTCGCTCCGGTATTTTCTAGGAACGAATCAGATATCCCCGCAATGGGTACACCAAGTTTCTTGGCCATGTCAATTAGCTCATGCTCGTCATCTATCTCTAGGAACGTGGCGTAGGTGGTGTTATCCATCAGGCTCGTGTCAAGTATGAACGTGTCGGCGGCATCAGTAATGGTGCCATCAGTAGTGTTGATTACGTATCTCATTGTACTTCCTCCATTTCCCATATCTGTGGCGATTCCATGAAGGTTCCCTCATCTGTCATCTCGGTGGCGAATAGCTGCTTAGTTCCGATATAAGATACTCCCTCCATATTCCTTACCGACATTACGCATGTCTGAAATATGCTTATTACTTCATCGAAGTTTTCTACGTTGGTTAGTTCGTAGGTTACTTCTGCTGTGACTATTACGTTCATGCTGTAACTCCGGTGAGTAGATTCTTCAGGCCAGTAGGGTAACGCTTGACAGTGCCATCAGGCTCGATACGGAACGACCCGCAAGGATAGGCAAGTAGCTGCTCCCCGTCGCGCTCCATGCGGCACACTGTCCCCGTCATCGCCCCGTCACGTTGCTCGCGGCCTAGTTCGAGCATGTATTCCGTTCCGCCAATGGCGTACACGTTTCCCATTCCCGTTGTTTCTTTGCATATGTCAAGCCACGACCGATAGGTCACGTCGGCATCTTGTCGGCATGAGTAACCCATTAGTTCGCTCCCTTGAAATTAGCTGACCATTCATCGCCATTCACAAGGCGTAGCACGTGCATGAACTCGTAAAGATTCACGCCGCGCATATCTTCAATAGATTCCACAAGCGAAGGCGTTTCATAGAACTCGTACGGCTCGTAGATATCTACTGCCTCCCGCCCATTCTCCACAAGGTTCATAATCGTGGCGATAGATTCCCCGTCATTCAATAATTGCTCGACATTGCAAAGGTGGTGTTCTAGTGACACTTGTAATGCGTAGTCCCTTAGCTCCTGATAATTCATTAGTAAGCTCCCAACTTTTCCGTTAGGCGTTCAAGCGTGACAGAGTATCCCTCGCCTAAGTCATGGTTCATGTCATTCAACATCGGGTTGAAGTGATAAGTGATAAGGCCATCGGCCGACGTATCGTCGGGGTGTTCGATAGTTATTAGTATCTTAGTTTTCATTGGTAGTTACCCTTTCTAGTGGTAATAGTCACGCCCGTAGGCGCGGTACGCGGGTCACGAATCGAACGTGACAAGGCCACCACTGACCCCGCGTGACGCGATTAGCTCGCGCGGCGTGGCATCAGTACCCCGTGGAATTGCATTCCGGTGGCAACACTTTGCGCGGTAACGTGCATAGGTTTCTTGGGGTGGATGTTCTCTATCTTGACAAGTTGCGAATCGTCATAGACATTCTTCTTAGCCTTGCCACTGATATGCCCCGCGGCCGTCACAATTTCCGCAAGGTACACAGTGTCATAACTTGCGCCCGATTCTGTCTCGATACCTACGTCAAGAATGGCCGCGCAAGCGGGAAACTCTACGTTTACAATAGGCACGTTCATTGTTACGCCCGCGCCCGTGGCGATTACCTTGCCGCCAATATCGGTGGTCAATACAATGTCCCCACTACCCTTACCTATGGCCTTAGCGGTACCAAGTAACGCGCCTACTAGCTCGACCCCGCCTACTTGAAACGTAGGGATAGGGTCAATGTCTGTCTGTGGGACAGTGATTCTATGGAGGCGGTATCCATCAGTAGCAGTGAACGTGGCATACTCGCCCGTTGTCTCTATCTGAATAGAATGTAGGTTGTATTTCATTGGTTCCGTGGATATCGCGGGCGCGATACCTTTGGCTAGGGCTACCGCTTGCGCGGTGGTTAGTGTAATTTTCATAGTGGTTTCCTTTTCTCTATGGTTGTCTGCCCGTCATTGTGGCGGGCATTGTGGGTAGGCACGAATCGAACGTGCGCCGCGGCCATACCGCCTACCCTGTCGGGGTTACTTGTCGTATTCCTTTTCTATTTCGTAGATAGCCTGACAACGGGCGAACCCCGCGAGACAGATTCCGGTGGGTGGTAGGCACCATAGGAACGATATCGGCAGGCCGTATAGCGCGATAGGCGGCATGAACCACCCCAACATCGCAAGGGTGAACCCGCCACCGATAGCGGCAAGCGGCCACCTATATAGGCGTGACCACTGTTGCGGGGTCATCACGTGCGGCGAGCTTTTCACGGCGGGATGATTAGGAGAGTATCGGCGCGTCATCGCGTTACCTCTACGGGAACGTTCACGTATATTTCTATCCATTCGCCGCCATCGGGCAAGTTGTATATCTTGCGTTCCCACTTGACGAACACGTGCGCATCTTTCGCCGCTACCCATTCGCCCGTATTGGCGCGGTACCATTCGCCCGCGGGTACTATCCCGCCCATTGTCGTACGTTGTAGGCGTGGCGTTCCTATCTTATGAATCATGTATCGAACCCCGTTATCCATTAGCGGCCTGCCTTGTCAAGTTGGCACCCGTGGCATTCGCAAGCTTGCGCGGAATCGGCAGGCAATGCACGTATGGCACCCACGGCCTTAGTCCCATTAGTGAACGTATCGGCGGCCATATCACGCGGCAGAATATGCCCATAGCGGCACCATACCGTCACACGATGCACCCGTGTTTCATTGTTCATGTCTCCCGCGAGTGATTCCCGCACGGCAAGCGCGCCATTGTCTAAGTGACGGAATGAAAGAATGCGGGAATGAAAGAATCGGCGTGTCGATTCCGAAAAGTAATAGCCCTCAACCTTGTTAGGAATCTGGCCGCTATCCCATATGTCAGTGAGATTCGCGGAACGCCCACGGCACCCGCCACACGTACACGGGAACGATAACCCCGTGGCCTTGTCTGTCTGTTCGTATGTTGTCATGTTGCTACCCTTTCTAGTAGTTCTGCCCGTAGTGGGCATAGTGCGCGGGCGGGGAATCGAACCCCGCGATAGTGGCCATACCACCCCGCGACCCGTTTAGATGAGGTTCATATATTCCGCGTCATCGAGCATGGCCGCATATCCATCCATATCTTCACCTAGCAAGTCTGCCAACATTCCCCGCGCCGCGGCCTTACTATCGGCGGCACATGGCGCGGCCTCATAGCTTGAACCACTGAACGCGCCGCAACCCTTATTCGAGAACGCGCGAGCCATTGCCGCGTATGTTGTCCCTAATTCCTCGGCTACCTCATGGAGCGTGTCATTCTCCCACGGCTCGCCGCAATTCCTACATATCACGTCGAACATTAGTGACCCCACGGCGATTGTGCCGCGCTCGGAGCCTCATAGATAGGCCGCCCGATTAGACACGGGTCGCAAACTATGTCGCCCATGTCGGTCATATTCGTGGCCTTATCCCCGCCGCAATAATCGCACGTGAACGCTTGCGGCTCTCTCTCCCATTTATTCATTGCTCTACCCTTTCTAAGTAGCTCGGAATAATTCCGATACATGAACTATATAGACATACGTGCCACTGTTCAACCATTGAACCACCACCACCACCCCACGAAACCCTTACGGAATAAGGCTCTAAAAATAATCTAAAAATAATCTCGGAACAGTCACCGACTAACCCCCAATTTCACCAACAGTCCCCGACTCCCCACCAACAGTCACAGACTCCTAATATCGGGAATCATTCCCACAACACCACCACCCCACGCCATAGGTAGAACACAGTGCTAGTTACTGTTAGCGGACTGCTAACTATTGCAAGCACGTCAACAGTCGCGGGCTTTACAATATGAGAATGGTTCTCAATGTTTCACGTGAAACATATACCACCCCCACCCATGCCCTAGCCCAACAAAATACGCAACACCACCCGCAACGACAGACGCGTTGCCCGTAGCCGACACCCCGAAAAACACCAACGGGGGTATGTGCCGAGGCACCCCACCCCTATATATATATCATATCGCTTTGGTCGGGATTCACTCTTTTGGTGTGTGTCACTTTGGGTGGTTGGATAGTGACTGTGTGTGGTCGACGTGCTTATCTTGTGGCACGGTTGACTGGAGGCCGCTTTCCTGAAGACTGTAAATTTCTATGGCGAAGGAACGGGGCGGAACCTGTCCACCAGACGTACTCCCTTTCACTGCCAACAACCGATGCCGTAGGCGAGGGCGTTAGCCGCGCCAGCGGAACTGACTGGGGTGTCTTTAGCTTCCCCCACTGTTTAGATACCAAACTGATACCACGGTCGCCGTAGCCAATTTTGTTTTAGCCGACACCGGAATTTTAATAAGATGACGTTTATTACGCTGCTCGAAACATTTACACAATAGGGGAACAACCATCTTTTTCAGATGTTCTTGATTGCAGGTTTCGTCTACCCCAGTTACCTGGTGTGAAACGCCCCGTACCATGCAAACGGTATACAGCCATGCCTGCCTTGCCGCTATCCCAGCGGGGAGGTCTTGTGAAGTTGCCTTCAGCATAGCATGTGGTGTTAGTGTTTCGGCATGAAACAAAAGCCTGTTTGGGAAAAAGAAAACCCTAAAAAGAAATCAACTCCTTTAACGTCTTCTCAGAAAGCTTCAGCGAAGGCACGGGCGAAGAAGGCTGGTCGGCCGTATCCGAATCTTGTTGATAATATGGCGGCATCCCGAAACAAAAAAGGAAAGTAACATGCCACAAGTAGGAAAAAAGAAGTTCCCATACACAGCAGCTGGAATGAAGGATGCCAAGATGGCAGCTAAGAAGTCCGGTAAGAAGATGGTTTCGGCTTCTAAAAAGAAGAAGTAATGCCTGAAGATTCCCGCCTTAAACGGGCAGGTGTCACTGGATATAACAAACCAAAGGCAACTCCTAAGCATCCAACTAAATCACACGTGGTTGTAGCCAAAGTTGGCAACCAAGTTAAAACGATTCGGTTTGGGCAACAGGGCGTGTCAGGTTCTCCTGACGGGTCTGCACGTAACAAAGCGTTCAAAGACCGTCATGCTTCTAACATTGCTAAAGGTAAAATGTCTGCCGCATATTGGGCAAACAAAGTCAAGTGGTAGTGTAAAACCCGATGGGTACAAAACGAGTTGTCTCCCCAGCAGACAAAGCTAAATTCTTTGCTGCTATCTCCTCCGGTAAAACCATCGGAGATGCTTCCCGTGTTGCTGGTATCCACATCAACACAGGTTCTAAATGGCTGTCTAAAGCAAAAGCTGCACAAGCATCCCACGACCTTGAAACCCTTAAAGGTAACAAGTCAACAGCCCGTGGCGGGGGAGTCCAAAACGACTCCTACAACGCTTTCATGGAAGCCATCGATTTACCATCGGCTATCCCGCATGACCATCTCTGTGAAGAAGCCCTACGAGGCTTGGAAGACTTCGGGTTTTTCCGTGAGTATTACCTTGGTCGTGTACCTTCACCTTGGCAGGTGGATGCGGCGTTGAAAATTGTTGAATGGCTCGAATCAGAAGAAAAAGAATTCGTAGTAATCAATGTCCCCCCTGGTGCTGGTAAATCAACGTTGTTCCATGATGTTGCGGTGTGGGCTATCTGCCGTAAACGAGACATTCGAATAATGATTGGGTCTGTATCGCAGAACATGGCAAAGCTGTACTCCCGCCGTATCCGTGAAACCCTTGAACGACCTATGCCTATGCTTCCCGACCCGATGCTTGTCAAGAAAGGACTAGCCCAGGATGCTTTGGGTTGTCTAAGTATTGACTATGGCAGGTTCAGACCTACAGATAAAGGAGCGTTATGGAGGGCAGACGAGTTTGTTGTGGAACAAATCGGTGGCAACGGGTTGGACAACAAAGAACCAACCGTACGCGCCTACGGTATCGAAGCAGAATTCATTGGACACCGCGCCGACCTTTGCCTTTTTGACGACGTAGCCTCCCCCGACAACACCCGTGAGTCAGCTTCACGAGACAAACTGTTGGAACGCTGGGATGGTGTCGCGGAAGCCCGTGTAGACCCAGGTGGTTTGCTATGTGTTATCGGTCAGCGTCTAGGGTCAGGTGACTTGTACGCCCATTGTTTAGCCAAAGTTTCGTATGACGACCTTGATGAAGATTACGACGGGTCAGATATCGAGACACCTGAACAGGTTGACGCTATGGAACCCCTAAAATCATCCAAGTACCGCCATATTGTGTATCAGGCGTACTACCCAGAGCTTGATACCGGCAAAGAATCCCGTCGTTTTGACTCCCCTGCCTACCCTGACGGGCCGTTACTTGACCCTAAACGTCTACCTTGGAAAGACCTATCGTTTATTAGGCACTCCAAACCCGACATTTTCCGTGTTGTCTATCAGCAAGAAGAATTAGAACTAGACGGATACCTCATATCTAAGACTTGGATATATGGCGGCCAAGGAGATGACGGGGTTATATACCCTGGTTGTATTGACGACACCCGTAATCATGGGCAAATCCCCGCAGGACTAGCCCCGCCTGTTCTATCCGTAGTATCCATTGACCCTTCCCCTACAAAGTTCTGGGCTTTAACGTGGATGCTGTACCAACCAGAACTAAACCTTTATCATGTAGTGGATATCGAGCGTTGCAAACTAACCGCTGAAGAACTACTGGGGTACAACACCACCACAGGTGAGTATTCAGGCATTATGGATGAATGGCAGGAACGGTCCTTCCGTTTGGGGTACCCAATTTCCCATTGGATTGTTGAAATCAACGCCGCACAACGGTTCCTTTTGCAGCATGACTTTGTACGTAAATGGGCATCCCGTAGCATGGTCAACATCCTTCCTCACACCACTAGCCGTAACAAACTGGATGAGAAGCTTGGTGTTGAAGCGTTGCTTCCTCAGATTTTCAGGACAGGCAATATACGTTTGCCGAATAACCGTATAACTTGGAAGACTATGGCTGCTGTTGGGGAGTTAACTTCGTGGACTACCGACAAAAAGAACGGCACCGATATTGTGATGTCGATATGGATGGCTGTTCTCAACATCCCGAACCTGTCTACATCTAAACTTCCACCCCGACAATGGCGACCTTCGTGGCTTAACTCGTGAATCGTGTGTTATCGTTATATTGTTTGAGTCACACTAAAGGTCCTGCATGAAATCAATCGAAGAAATAGTTGACCTTTACCGCCAACGTGTAACAGCACAAGGTCCTGTCCTTTCACAAATGCGCCAAGTCCGTCAACTCGCTAACGGTGACGTGGTTGTCCCATTGAACGAATTGGACCGTAACACTAAATCTTCCGTTGCAAACCTACTGGTACAAGGTCTAGACCAGATGGCTATGCGTGTATCTTCGACAATGCCGGTACCTTATTTCCCTGCTTTGCGTGAAGGCCAAGACCGTTCAATGCAGATGGCCCGTGACCGCAAGCGCGCAATGCTTTCTATTTGGGACCAGAACCGTATGAATATGAAGATGCGTCGACGTGCGCGTCACCTTCTTGCATACAGCAACTCACCTATCTATATCAAGCCCAACTTTGACAAACTCATCCCAGAGTGGCAGCTACGCAACCCACTAGATACCTTCCCTGCACCATCAGTAGACCTAGACAACCCAGTACCAATGGATTGCATCTTCTCGTACAGTCGCAGCTACCAATGGTTGACACAAAACTTTGGTTATGCAGTAGATGGCACCCTTCGTGTGGGTAAACCACAACAAGATGACATGTTCACAATCCTCGAATATGTATCAGCAGACGAAGTAGTAACTCTTGTTATGGGATACGAAAAAGAACGCGACCCTATTAGCGGTAGTGCGTACTTTGGTTCCCCATCTGTAGAACTATCCCGCATTGTCAACCGCACTGGTATGCCACTTGTAATCGTTCCGCAAAGAATTACCCTTGACAAAGCACACGGACAGTTTGATGGTCTTCTCGGTATGTATTACACCCGTGCAAGGTTGCAAGCACTAACTGAAATTGCTATCGAACGTGGCATCTTCCCAGATGAATACCTCATTGCCCGACCTGGTGAAAACCCAGAGATTATTCAAATCGCTGAAGGCAAATCAGGACAGCTGGGTGTTGTAAAAGGTGGCGACATTCAACAGTTGCAGTCAAACCCTGGCTACAAAACAGACGTTGCACTAGACAGACTTGAACGCCAAGAACGCCTTGAAGGTGCCATCCCTGCCGAGTTCGGTGGCGAATCAGGAACGAACATCCGTACAGGTCGCCGTGGGGATTCAATCCTTGCAGCAACCGTAGACTTCCGAGTTCAAGAAGCACAAGAAATCTTCTCATCATCCATGATTGAAGAAGACAAAATTGCTATTGCAATCGAAAAAAACTATTGGGGCAACACCGGCAAATCATTCTTCATGCCAGGCATGGGTGGTGGCATTAAAGATTACACACCAAATAAACTATGGGAAACAGATTTCCACTATGTTGCATACTCCGCAGCAGGTTCAGATGTCAACAGCCTGATTGTTGGTTTAGGTCAGCGTCTTGGTACAGGGCTTATGTCTAAAGAATCAGCCCGTGAAGCAGACCCTCTCATTGCAGACCCAGAACTAGAAAAAGACCGTCTTGTTTCTGAAGGTATCGAAGCCGCACTGTTGTCTTCTATTCAGACACAAGCAGCAGACCCTAACGGTCCATACCAGCCAGATGACCTTGCATACATTGCAACACAAGTTGCATCTAACAAAATGAATCTTTCCGAAGCAATCATGGCTGCACAGAAACGCGCACAAGAACGTCAAGCAACACCTGCACCAGCTGGCGCACCCGAAACAATGCCAGGCTTGGCCCCACCAGGAATGGGAGCTGAACAACCAGCCGGCCCACCACAAGGACCTGGCGGTCTTGAAGCAATGCTTGCACAACTTGGCGGAGGTGGCGGTATGCCACCAGGCGGTCCAGCAATTGCTGGTGCTGCTGCACAACCTGGTTCACCTGGTTCTGTACTTAGTCTTGCTGGTCGACTTGGAGGGCAATAATGGCTGACTATTCAAACCGTAGCGATTTAAGAAATCCTGTAGCAAAAATGGCTGCCAAAGGACAAGGGTATGGTGAGGCAGGTAAACAACTTGCAACACAATCAGTTGTCCCTATGGGTGCATCACCTGCAGACATGCAACCGCAATCTCCGTCTCGTGGTCCTGGGCCTATGCCTGGTTCTGTTGTTGACTTAAACGCACCAACACAACGACCTGACATGCCAATGAACAACAACTTTGTTGCAGATATGCCACCACAACAGTATTCTTTTGGTGACCCTGTAATGGACCAAATTAAACAGTTGTATTACGCATACCCTAATGATGACCTTGCACAACTAATCTCCGCATACGATAGGTATTTTCGTTGAAACTAAATGACATTTTTCAAGCAAAAGATGAAACAAATGCTTTAGGGGCAATGAAAGAATATGTAGATAAAAATACTGGGTATGCAGCTAATGTTGCAAATTCTAAATTGTTTGGTCAGGTTACTCCTGAAGCTGCTGCACTTGCAGCTAAAACCAAACAACAAGCTGAAACGTATGGCCGTATTTTTAAAATGGCTCCGCATTTAACGCCTGGTGTTATTTTTTCTTTAGTTAATTCTGGTGCTAATGACCAAACCATTGCCAAGGTTGGTTTGGCTGCGATGGCTGTTGAAAAAGCAAACGCTGAAGACGATAGTGACCGCGGTATTTTTGGTGATGCATACGCCGCATTAAAAACTGGCACACGTTGGGCATCGGCATTTGGCCAGTTGCCGTGGGATTTGGCTCAAAATGGTATTGCATCAACATTTTTTGATGTTGCCCCTAACGCATCACAAAAACAACTTTATGATTTTAACTTAAAAAATCCGTTGCGAAGTGGTGTATTTGCTTCAACAGAGTTTGGCGCAATGTTGGCGAACCCTAAAGATACAGGCGAAGGAATTTTTGGTGCTGGCGGTAAAGCTGGCGACTACAAATCACGTAAACAAATGGATTTTGCTGGTTCCATCCCTTTAACTATTGAAGCTGGTGCCGGGGAAAACACAGCATTTGAAGCAGACCCAGACCAAATCAATACTGTCGCTATGCAAATTCTTGCAACAAAAGATATTAGTTATGAAGAAGCATACGCCGAAGCAAACAGATTAATTCGTTCTCAGGCACGAATGTCCATGCAGACGTTTTCGGTAATCCCATTAGCTTTAGGTTCTACAAGTTCATTAGGAGTTCGAAATCAATTTGAATTTGGCGATATTGGAACGCCAGAATATGCAATGGCTTCCATTGTTGCTGGTTTAGGAGCCGCAGTTGTAATTCCAGATGCCGCTGTAACTGCCTGGAGAAACGTTGCCAAGCCTTTGTTTGCATACGGAAAAGGAATCAGTTATGTAGATGACGCTGGCAACTTCCTTATGGATACCCGCAACATTGCCCAGAACGGTGCTGAAGCCGAACACATGGCAAACGTTGACGCAATAAATGTTTTGGCTAACGACTTTGAAGTTTCTGGTCTTGCCGCAAATGACGCAGCAGTTGAAATGCTTTCTCCACAATCAGGTACTTGGTATCACGGTTCTCGCAGCGGTCCACTTGATGGTCCTTTAGTTTCTATTGAAGACCCACGTTACCCAACACCAGAAGGAAACCTTTACGGTCCTGGTCTTTATTTAACGGAATCGCCAATTGTTGGGCAGTCATACGCCGGCGTCAACACGCGTGGCACAAGACCTATGTATTTCGATGAACCAAAATTGTTTGAAGGTTTGGTTCCGCAAGTAAACCCCGCTGCTTCTAAAGCTCCGGATGTTCGATTGGGGCAAACCGACGAATACATGGGTTTTAATCCAAATGACGCTCCAGGAACAATTTATCGTTTTAAGGAAACAGAAGGCGCAACCCCAAATCTTCTTAACCCTGAGCTTCCTTTAGTAGACCAAACAACACCAGAATTTATTGCACAACTTGCAAATCAATGGGTTGATGTTAACAACACAACAATGAACGGTATTGATTTGCTTGGACCTGATGACCCAATATCACAATTGTTTAAATCTTTAGATGTCAAAAAAGTTGTTGAAGATAGCCATGCTTTTATTGTGGAACGTTTAACTAAAAATGGTATTAATCGCACACATAGCTCAATTAACCCAGAGTTTACATCATTATCAGGTTCCATTAATAATTTAATTAACGAAAAATTGTTTGGTGGTGGAATAAACAACATTATTACTAAAGATTTTTCTTTAACTGCTAATGCTGTTCAAACACGTTTTGTTAATCATTTATCTGAATTTATTATTGACAACGGGCGCGCCCCATTGTCTGCTGATGAATTAAAATCTTTTAAAGGCACTCTTTCTTTTGATGACATAACAACAAAACCAATTTCTGCTGCTAATGGAGACAAACTTATTGCGGAAAACAATATTACAAGTCTTAATATTGACAGAAATATTGTTCCTGTTTCTAATCAAGAAAAAATTATTGAAAGATTACAAACGCGTATCTCTGAAATAAATTTACAAGGTTATCAAGCTAATGTGGATTCATTAGAAAAAACCGGAACAGCGTTGCCGTTCGAGCAGTGGATAAAACAAAATCCTGAATTAAGAGCAGAATATGATTTGCTTAATGTAAGTAACGTTCTTTATCTTGACTATAAAGTTGGCTTTAACGAACATTTGTCCCAACTTATAAGCGGAAAAACAGATGAGTTTTTTAATGCTTCTGTTGATTCTTTAGACCCACGGGCTGTTAGCACTGTCAGTATGGCTCCTGAACTTGATTTAGTATTTAGAGAAGCAATGACTGAATTGGCTGAAAAGTTTAATCCAACTGTTTCCGAACGCATATCGCGTATGAATATTGATGATGCTACAAGACAACGTCTTGAACTAAGGTCAACATCTCCAGGATACCAAGGGGAGCTACCTTATCTTTGGCGGCCTGGCGGAACAAATAAAATTCGCACATGGTTGTCAATAAATTCTTGGCTTTCTCAAAATGGTGTTGACGGTTTCCAACACATGGGTGGCAATATTGCCGGTCGTGGACAGTTCAACCACAAAGTAAGAATCTTGTTCGACCCAATGAAACACGTTGATATATCAGATGTTTTAACTGGCGAACGTCTACCAGTCAACGAAGCAATTAACGCAGCCCGTGAATCAGGAAGACTAGCCGAACGTGCCGGCGAACTACGTACACAAGCAGACGAGTTTACAGCAATGAAAGAAGCTGGACACATCCCAGGTTACGGTGACATGGTTGACCCAGAAACATTTAACTCATTCTTTACACAATCTCGCGCCGGCAAATATGCGGCAGATAAAATTTGGGCCGTAGCAGAAAAAGCAGAAAAAGGAAATGTAACTTCACGCTACGAATCTTGGTACCAACTGTGGGAAATGTTTGATGGAAGACTCCCACTAAACATTATGGATGAAATTATTAGTGCTGAATCAAAATCAGAAATGGTTGGCATTATCAATAAAAACGTTGGCTACACACCTGGCTTATCCAATCTTGGTGATATGAATTTTGGTTTGTCTAAAACTTTTGACAGGTTAAAAGCTGTTTCACGTGTTGACACAATCATGGAAAAAGCAGGAGACTTTGCTGGTCCTTTGTTTGGTCGTAGTCCAAAATCAAAAACTCTAGATATTTTTGGTTCTCAACGTGCGCAACTCCAAGCTTTAAGGGACCTTGATTCATTTTTGAAAACTGGTGTTCGAGGAAAAAATTTAAACGTAGTAGACAAGGCAGATACAGCTATCCCTATGAGGGGTCAAATTGTTGCCAGGTTTGCAGAAGCAATGAACACTGGTGAACGCAGCAAGTTGTTTGAAATATCAAACCAAATATCAAACATTGTTTACAGTCGTATTCTGAAAGAAACTGGTGACATATTAGAAGCACAAGCATCGTCAGACATGTGGAGAACAGCTTATGATGCCGCTTCAGGCCGAGGAATTTACAGTGTTGGTGAAGCAGGTCTACGTACCGATAATGGATATGCGGCAGTTCTTGCAGATAACGGACAGTACGAACTAAAAGGCATGGAACATGGCGGCCCTGGGTTGCTTAGCGAACTTCAGCTAACACCATTAGAACTTCCAGATGTTCAACAGTTACGCCGCATGACATCGTTCCTCGGTGTGTTCACAGGTAAACAGGGTTTGCAACGTTTCATTAAAAAAAGCGAATTGCGTACTAATGCTTTAAAGAAATTTGGTGTTGACCTTTCTAAAAAAGATTTAGAAAAACTTGGTGATATCCGCGTACCGTTACGTCTTGTTGATTTTGCAATGACAAAGGTATGGAAGAACGCTAAGAAACTTTCTCTTGCTTATGGCGTACGTAACACTATGGAAGCACAAGCTCGTCTTGCTTTTTCCGATATGGACAACATGTTCACACATTCTGTCGACCATATTCTAGTTGCAACACACAACCGTCTTCCAGACGACATTGCTCTTGGCGAAGAATTCAACCCTAACGGTTGGAAAAATATTGCATCAGCACACGAAGGTGCCGGAGAAGGATACAAAGAGATGCTTGGCGCAGCATTTTATGGTTCCGAAGGCCGCATGGATATGGTTACATCACAATTTAAAAACAGTGATTTTGTTGTAATCAGTAAAAGCGACCCAGCTAAATGGGCTAAAGCTGGAAGCTACGAACTCCGTCAGTTGTTTAATGACCCAATCACTCGACGTTTAGCTGCCGGAGCAAAAGTTGAAGACGTTATTAAATGGCTTAACTCCGAAGATGCTTCCGCACAAAAAGCATTACGTGAAATAAAAAACACAATGTCTAGCGGTGAAGTTTTTTACGATGCTGCTGGCCGTTCAAAAATTGTCCCTGTTGAGCCAACCCCTGCCAACATCCGTTTACGTATTGAGTCGATGCAGAAAGAACGTTTGTCTCTCAAAACTGGTTCCGACCCTGTATTAACAGAAGTTGTTTCAAGTGGAACATTTAATGACGCACCAGCATTTGGTCCAAAGGGTGAAGCAAGTAAAGAATTGATTTCTTATCTGGCTTCAAAGGTCGAAGACCCTAAACTTCCTAACTTCTATAAAGGTCGCGGTACTGACCCTAAGTTTATGGCGGCCAGAGTTTCTCAACTTGACCAGGCAACACGTATGTTCTTTGATGGTTTGATGGGTCGTGCGCATAACTTCCTTGACCGTTCACCACTTTGGCGACAAGAATATACAAAAGAAGTTAATCGTCTTGCCCCGTTGTTGTCACCTGAAGCAGCAGCAGAAATGAAACAAATAATTATTTCACGCACCGAAAACTATGCAAGCATGGCTAAGTCAAAAGGATTTGCCCGCACATTTACAGTTAAGGATTACCTTGGTAGAAATGTTGATGCTGATGAATTGTTTGCATCTCTTGACAACGCTAAAGGCTGGATGAGTCGTGATGAAATCCACGCTTTTGCTAACTCTTTAACACTTGACAAAATTGAAGGGTTGTTGTTTGACGCATCCGCCCGCAACTCTGTTACTGATGCTGCTCGAATTGTCGCCCCGTTTGGTGCTGCATGGGCAGAAGTAACAAAAACATGGATTGGTTTGCTCGCTAAAAACCCAGACAAAGTTGTTAGTGCTGGCCGTAAATTTGAAATTCTTGCAGGAAACAAAGAAAGCGAATCTTTGCGCAATAAAGGCATATTGCACAAGGACCCTATTTCTGGCGACTGGATGTATAGCCTTCCAATGTCGGGTCAAGTGTTTAAATTGTTTAACAGAATTACTGGCGGCGAAGACACTGGTTCCAACTACAACCTTCAAGCACCACTTAAAGGTTTAAACATGGCGTTCAACTTCACCCCAGGATTTAGTCCTGTTGTTGGTTTCCCACTTGGAAAAATTGCGTATGGTTCACCAAAACTGCGTGACTTTGCAACGTTCTTTATGCCTTACGGTATATCAAAATCACCAACAGACATATCTGAATATGCTCCTGGCTGGTTAAGTAAAGTTATTTCCGCGTTTGTTTCCAACCCACGCTCTGCTGGAGTTTATGCAGATACTTTGTCTGAAGTTATCCGTGTTGAAATGGCAACAGGTAAATACGATTTAAGCATCCCTGAAGAACGTAAACAGTTCGACCAAGAAGCTGAACACAAAGCTAGAATTCTTACAATGATGCGTGGTATTGGCCAAGGAATTGGACCTGCTTCCCCAACCGTAGAAGCAAAAGTTCGTACAAAATCAGGCAATATTTTTTCTGGTTCTTTAACGGCAGAGTTTCACAAACTACAAAGCCAAGACTACGACACCGCAGTAGAACGGTATATTCACATGTTTGGTGAAGAAGCTTATGCATTTATGGCTGGTAAAACAAAGTCACTTATGTCCGGTGTTGAAGCATCAACAGAGTTCACTAAATGGGAATTGGAAAATTCCGATTTGTTCGACACTCCTTATGGTGATATTGCTGGTTATTTTGCACCTAAAGGTTCTAACTATGACCATGCTGCTTGGCTTTACCAAATCAATACCGGCAAACGTGAACGTGTACCGCCTATCCCTACGCAAGTTGCAATGGCTGAATACGTTTTAGGTATGCATAAGTACCGTTCTTTTGTTGAGATGGCTGGACCGAAACCAAATGCCGCAACCCGTTTGTCACTCGCACAACAGAAACTTCTCCTTGAAAAAGAATATCCTGGTATGGTTTCAGAGTCTGTTATGGATGTCACAAAGAATGACAAAAACATGAAGATGCTCCGTCTTGCTGTTGCAGACCCTCGTTTGAAAAATAATGAAACTGCTATGGCGTTAACAGAATATCTTGACTTGCGTGACATGGCTATGCGCGGAGCAATGGCTGCCAAAAAACCTTGGAATAGCGATGATGCTGCAGGGCTTCGTGCTACTTTACGTTTCCAAGGTGAACGTCTTGTAAAAGAAACGCCTGAGTTTGCCCGTGTTTTTGACAGATTACTTCTACCAGAATTGGATAACTAATGGCCCCTAAACCTATGGAGACAACAACTCCAACAACAACCACCCCTCCAGCAAGTCCTGATTATGCAAGCTTGACACCAGAACAAGTAGCAAAACTTTCCAAAACAGAACAACAAAAATACTTTGCGTGGATGGCTTCGCAAGGCACATCAACAGGAACGACCGGCCTCCCTTCAACGTATGTTTTGCCGGCTCGTAAATGGACAGACCCGTCTGGAGTTGTTCAAACTTACGATGGAACACAGCTTTTAAATACTAAAACTGGCGCAGAACGCCCAATGTATTTGATTGACCAAGACCCAACTGCAATAATTGGAGACAAGTTAACCAAAGAAGGGCCACAAGGACTTTTAAAGTTTCTTCGCAATCTTAAATCGCTTGGTTATTACGGCGGCGGAGAAGTAGGAAACGGCAACTCGTCATCAGACATTAGTGCTGTTGCAGGTTTTCTTCGTTATGCCAACCAACAAGGTTTAGAAATGACATCTGCGTTGACTCTTGCAAGGCAAGACACTTCCGGCATGTTTAGTTCGGGAGCTGGAAGGGGCGCAGCAAACGTTACAAACCCAACAGATTTGAAAAGCGTGTTTCAATCAGTTTCAATGTCGACACTTGGTCGTGGTTTGTCATCAGCACAAATCGATGGCATGGTCCAGTCATACCAGCAACTTGAACGCAACGCAGCATACGGTTCCACAAACGCCCCTAATATGCAAACGTACGCTAATGAAAATTTGCGTTCAAAATTTAAGGGCGAAGCACAAGATTTCCAGGCAATGAATGTTGCCGACTCAATGCTAGAAATTATTAAAGGTTCATAATGGCTGACGAAGTACAAAAACTAAAAAAATCCCTCGATAAAGATTTCCTTGGATTCAAAAATAACCAATTAACAAAATCATACAAATCTGTTAAGGACTACTATACCGATGGTGGGAAAGTCCCTATTGGCAGTGTTGTATACAACCGCCGTATGTCTGCATACAAAAACTTTTCCGAAGATTGGAAATCAAACCTAAACGAAGCTGGTGTTCAATCTGGGAAACTTCTTCCTGCGTATCAGCAACAGATTGAAAAGATGTACCCTTCTTTGTCTGCATATATGAAGCAGTACCCTGAGTTGCAACAGATTTTCCGTGATGCTGTTACTTCACCAACACCCCCGTCGGCACAGATTCTAAATGCCAAGATGCGTGGAACACAATTCTGGCAGACATTAACCGATTCTGCTGTTGCTTACGACACAGCCAATGATGCGACACGCAAACAAATGGTTGACGGAAATGTATTAAAAATACAATCACTCGCTCAAAGTAGCGGCGTAAAAATTGACGTTAACGAAGCAAAGTTTAAAGACTTGGCTGTTAAATCTATCCGTGAAGGGTGGACTGACCAAATGATTTCTAACGGTTTAGGAAGTCTTCTTGTCGAGGATGATTCCGATACTGTCCAACTACGTCAAGGTCTTGTCGGCACAAAAGTAAACCAAACACTTGACACTTGGGGATACCCTACCCGTGGTGGCACTCGTCAGACTTTTGTAAATGAGTGGATTAGTAAAATTGCTACTGGTGCTGAATCAACCGAAACTTTACAGACCTACATGAAAGAACAAGCAAAATCTTGGTACCCGTCTTTTGCTAACGAGTTTGAATCGGGCCGGACCTTCAAACAAATTATTGACCCGTATGCCCGCATTGCTGCCAGTACCTTAGAGAAGGACCAGGCATCTATCGACTGGACTGACCCTTTGTATTCTCAGGCTTTAAACCAAGGCCCAGAAAAAGCTAATGCGCCAATGTCGTTTTCTGATTGGAGCCGGAAATTGCGCACTGAAGATTCTTACGGCTGGAACCAAACACAGCAAGCTAATGACCTTGCCCATCAGATTGGTTTTTCTTTAACTCGTGCTTTTGGTAAGGTTAAATAATGGCTGACTCAAAAGAAATCATAGCTTCATACCTCCGCCCTTACGGACTTGAAGGGCAGGATGCAATTGATGCTGTTTGGGGTTTTGCCCAAGCAAACCCTGGATTAGTAAGCAATCAAAATCTGCTCATTAACGCAGCCCGTGATACCAAAACTTATAAGGATAGGTTTGCCGGCAATGCCGCCCGCATCGCTGCAAAACTTCCTGAACTTTCCCCTGCGGCTTATCTCCAATATGAGGAGGGGTACCGTCAAAAGTTACGTACTGCGGGTATGCCGGTAGGGTTTTACGATACACCACAGGATTTTGCAAAATTTATTGGCAATGACACCGACCCTGACGAATTGGCTCAAAGAATTTCGCTTGGCTACAAAGCAGTGAAAGATGCTGACCCGCAAATTATTGCGGAAATGAAACGCCTCTACATGGTGACTGACGACACTCTCGCCGCTTTCTTTATTGACCCAACTAAATCAAAAGACATTGTTCTTAGGCAAGCACAAGCTGCCCAAATTGCGGCTGAAGCACAAACACAAGCTCAAATTCAATTGTCCGCCCAAGAAGCAGAATCAATTTCACTACAAGGCATTGACCCAACCGAAGCACGTAAAGGATTTGCAAGTCTTTCAGGTGCAAAGGAATTGTTTGATACAACTTTGGCTGGCGAAGAAACAATCACCCGTCAAGAACAAATCAGTGGTGCACTCGGCACCAATGCCGCAGCAGCCCAGCGTATTGCGGCTCGTCAACGGAAACGCAAAGCATCCTTCGAGCAAGGTGGAGGCTTCGCAGCAACACAAACAGGAACCACAGCCTTAGGCACCGTCGGCCAATAAAATGTGCTAATGTAAAAACGTATCCCGATGGGAGAACCTGATAACCACCCCCTGAGTTATCAGCGCAAAACGGGGTGTAAAAAATATGTAGCCATCACAACCCTCCGGTGTGATGTGGACCAAGGAGAGTGCCATAATGTCAAATTTTGAAGATGATTTCAACGAAGACGACTACGACCAGCCAGCATCTGAAACGAACCCAGTTCGTGCAAGGATGAAACAACTGGAAAAGGAAGCCAAAGAGTTACGCAAACAAGTTGCGGAATTCTCAGCCAGCCAACGTGAACTAGCTTTTGTAAAAGCGGGTGTAGACCCTGCTTCTCCACAAGCCAAGTATTTCGTTAAAGGCTACGACGGTGACTTAACTCCAGAAGCTATTAGGCGGGCCGCAGAAGAAGCACAACTGATTACACCCCAAACTGTTCAGGAAGACCCAGACCAGGCAGCATGGAAGCAGTCCAATAGGATTGCTGCCGGAGCCGAAACTGCTTCTGAAGGACCATCATGGGTTAAACGAATCAGGGATGCTGCGTCAGCAGAAGAAATTTCCGACATTTTTGCAGAGGCACAAGCCCAAGGTGTCAACCTTGGTTAACCAAACCCCCTCTAAAATTTAAGGAAAAACCCAAATGGCTGATTATTACGCAGCAGAAACAGGCACCTCCAACCTCAACGTTGACCAGGTTGCTTTTGAGAAGTTGGCATATTTTGCCCTTCGCCCAGAAATGTACTTCGACCAGTTCGCAGATGTTCAAGCAACAAACGCAACTAACCCAGGTGCATCCGTTAAGTTCACAGTCTTCGCAGACCTTGCAGCAGCAACCACTGCTCTTGGTGAAGCAGAAGATGTAACTCCAGTCGCAATGAGCGACGCACAAGTTACTGTGACCCTTGAAGAATACGGTAACGCAACGGTAACAACCGCCAAGCTCCGTGCTTCTTCATTCCTCCCTGTGGACCCAGTAGCCGCTAACGCTGTTGGTTACAACGCTGGTTTGTCAATTGACACCATCGCTCGTAATGCTGTTCAGGCTGGAACAAACGTCATTTACGCAACGGGTGGTACAGATACCGCTACGGCTCGTGTTGACATGGATGTTGATGACACCCTTACCGCTAAAGATGTCCGTCGTGCTGTTGCTCAATTGCGTGGAGCTAACGTTCCAACAATCGGTGGCAACTATGTCGGTTTCATCCACCCAGACGTTTCGTACGACCTTCGTGGTATTACAGACGCATCAGGTTGGCGTGACTCATACAAGTACACCAACGCAATGCCTCTTTACAACGGTGAAATTGGTATGTTTGAAGGCGTACGCTTCATGGAATCGGCCCGTGCGCCAATCTTTGCAAACGCTTTCAACGGTTCAGGTTCCGCAGGTACTGGTGACTCATACGGAACCCTCATCATGGGACAGCAGGCTCTTGCCAAGGCTGTATCTATGGGTGGCGAGTATGGCGCACAGCCAACAATCGTCTACGGAACAGTTACAGACCTCTTGCAGCGTTTCCGCCCAGTCGGTTGGAAGCACTTTGTTGGTTACGCAGTATTCCGTCAGGAAGCACTCCGTCGCATCGAATCAGCTTCAAGCATCGGTTCAAACGCCGCTTAATTTCCGACAAGGAATTTATAACGGAAGCCCCTGCCGAAAGGTGGGGGCTTTTGTTATTCTCTAGTTATGACAACTTTCAAACCGCCCACAGATAACTACGTGAACTGGGCATTACCAGGGGAGCGTGGCATCCTTGCCGTGTTAAGGCCAGGTCGTCGTGGTCGCAACGTGTTCAAAATGAACGACGGTTCTTTCACTGAGTACCAACCGGCAGAACAAGAAGATATTGCTATCACCTACCACGGTGGTCATGTCCATACGATTGATGCCACAGAAGAAGCAGACCTTATAGCGGCTGGATATGGGGATTACATTGAAGCATAGGGAAACACATCCTGATTTGGATGTTGAGGGTTGTTTTGGTTGCAGGGTTGCAGGGGTTCAGATTGGTCCTAACTCGACAACTAGCCGCGGTGAATCGGTTGCTCATATTAACCAGCGCGAAAAGAATTGGCAGAAGGATATGCCTGCGTATAAGCGTTTACGGGCTGAAGGTTTACAGCCGAAGACGATTGATGGTTGTCATGCGGTTGAACAGTTGGCGACTTCTCGCCATCAAATTGAAGGAACTCCGGCTCCGCTTTAGTGCTATTATCTGTGGTGTATGGCTCAACCTGCTGACCAAGACCTAATTATCACTCGTGGTGATACTGAAACCCTCGTTGTGACTATCACGACTGACGGGTCTACAGCTGTTGATATTACGGGGCGTACGTATTTGTCTCAGATTCGTAGCCAGCAGGACTCGACCACTATCAAGGCTTCGTTTACTTGTACTGTTACTTCAGGGGCCGCAGGTCAAGTTACTTGTGTATTGTCTTCTACTTCTTCGGCTGCTTTGTCGGCTGGGCTTTACTTCTGGGATTTGCAGGAAACCGCTTCAGGTGTTGTCTCTACTATCCTAGCGGGCACAGTCACGGTTCTTGCTGATGTGACGAGGTAGCAATGGCTACAACTAACATCATTGTTACAAGGGCAACTGAAACCGTAGGGTTGATTACTTCGGGGACTATCACGGTTGTTTCTACTTCACAGTCTGGACCGTTGGGTGCTACTGGACCGACAGGTCCACAGGGTATTCAGGGTGTCACAGGACCTACAGGTCCTACAGGGGCACAGGGAGTTACTGGTCCGACTGGACCGACAGGTCCAACAGGCGCACAGGGTGTTACTGGTCCTACAGGCTCACAAGGTATTCAAGGTGTTACTGGACCTACAGGACCGACTGGTCCGACAGGTGCCGCTAGTACCGTTACAGGACCAACTGGAGCAACTGGTGCAGCCTCAACCGTAACTGGACCGACTGGACCTACCGGAGCTGATTCGTTTGTTACTGGTCCTACTGGTGCGCAGGGTGTCACAGGACCTACTGGTCCTACCGGTGCTACAGGCGCAGCGTCTACAGTAACGGGTCCTACAGGACCAACTGGTCCGACAGGTGCAACAGGACCTACGGGGGCAGCCTCAACAGTCACAGGTCCAACGGGTCCTGCTGGTACAAACGGCATCATTGGTGTTGACGGTGCTACAGGTCCGACTGGTCCGACTGGCGCACAAGGAGTTACAGGACCCACAGGTCCGACGGGTGCGACGGGTACTAATGGAACTATCGGGGTTGACGGGGCTACAGGACCTACAGGTCCAACGGGTGCAACAGGTTCAGCATCCACAGTGACAGGACCCACAGGACCAACAGGACCAACAGGTCCGACTGGACCGTCTGCACCAACACAAACAACAAGTAATCTAATGACTTACACAATGATGAACATGGAGTTCTAATGGCTAGTGGTGATGTATTCCCAAAAAGACTTGGCGGACCTACACAGGTCAGCGTGTCTGCAACCCCAACAACTTTGTTTACGGTGCCTTCAGGGCATCAGTACACAATTAAGCAGATTGTTATTTGCAACACGGATGGTGTTGACCGCACGATTACGATTGGTATTGGTGGTGTGACGGCTGCGTTGTCTTCTGTTTTTCTACTTCCGATTGCTGGTTACGACACGATTGTTATGGACACAGGACTTGTGTTGGAAGCGACTGAAACATTGCAAGGTTGTAGCGATACGGCAAGCAAGGTGACCGTCACGGTGACTGGCTGGGACCGTACTATCTAATGGCTATTTCTAGTGGTTTGGGTTCGTCTGCGTTGTTGCCTGCGGGTTTGGGGTTCCGCAATGTCCTGATTAACGGCGGGTTTGATGTTTGGCAACGAGGCACATCATTTACAGGTATCGCAAACACAACTTCCTATACTGCTGATAGATGGTGTATTTTTAGGTCAGCAGTAGCAGGGTATTCTTTAAGCCAACAAGCAATGGTTCCTTCAGAACTTTCTGGTTTTAACTATTGCGCCCGCTTTCAAAGAACTTCTGGAAATACAGATTTGGGCGTCTTGTATATGGGCAGGACTTTTGAAAGTATTACGGTCAAAGCACTGGCAGGCAAGACGGTTACTTTGTCTTTTTATGTTCGTAAAGGTGCAAACTTTAGTGGGTCTATTTTAGATACACAGATTGAATTTGGGACAGGAACAGATTTAGGATTTACCACTCAACCGACATCTGCATCTGTTACAAATATCTCTACTACTTTGACTACTTCTTGGCAATATGTAACTCGTACTGTTGTTGTCCCAACTACTGCAACTGCTGCAAGAATTCTTTTTGATTACACACCTACTGGCACTGCTGGTGCTGCTGATTACTTTGAGATTACGGGTGTCCAGTTGGAACAGAACTACCAGCCAACCCCGTTTGAGCAACGACCAATCGGTATAGAACTAGCCCTATGCCAACGGTACTTTTACAAAGCAGTATTTACAGGCGGGTCATTAGGTTGGGCAATGGGTTACTACGCAACAGCAAACATTTTTTATTGGGCAACTGCTTTTCCCGTAACAATGCGCAGACAACCCGACCTTGCCCAAGTATCAATGATTGTTGACAGCACATCAGGCGGTGGCTCTATTGGAGCCATGACAACTAAAACAACTGCGTATAGTTACAGTGCTTATGCACAACCAGCAGCGGCAGGTCCAGTAGGTCAGGGTGGTGTTCTTCAATCAAGCAGCAACACATCCTCCATCCAAGCAGATGCGGAGTTGTAATGACACAGTATTATTTGCACACAGTTGAACTACCAAAGGAAACCATCACAAGCGTTTTGCGTGTTGGTGATGACGGTATTGTTTGGACCCTTGCTGATGGACAGAATGATGTTGAGTATCTTGCGTGGGTTGCAGAAGGTAACACCGCCGAAGAATGGACAGGTAACTAATGGGTATCACACAAAACACGGGTGCTAGTTCGCTAATCAAACCAGGCGTTATAGACAACACAGCCGCACGACCTGCATCACCGTATGAAGGTCAAGTGATTTTTCAGAAGGACACGGACCAGTTGCTTGTGTGGAATGGTACGGCGTGGGTTATCCCGAACCAGACAACACAAAACCCTGAAGGCTTAGAACTGGTTGCAACAACAACATTTACAACCACGGCTAATCCATTTATTAACGGCTGTTTTTCTTCTAGTTATCAAAACTATCGTGTAGTAATAAATATTGCAGGCACAGACATTACTAATTTACGAATGAGAGTTAGGTCAGGAACTAGCACGCCAGAAACAGGTGGTATTTACTCTCGGTGGGGTTTTTCTGTGTTGGCAGGAGCAGTTACTAACGAAACATCATCAAACCAAACCTCGCTATTTTTAGGTGGTTATTATAGCGGAGAACAAACGCCGTATGTTTTTGACTTGTTTAGTCCCAACCTGGCTGTGCGCACAAATACTTTGCCGTATGCGTGGAGTAGTGCTACTGGGGCTACCTATTTTATGCCTGGGCGTGTTACTTCAGATACTGTTTATACAGGAATTGAAATCTATGGTGACTCTGGCACGCTTACTGGTTCAATGCGTGTATATGGATACAGGAACTCATAATGGCTATTAGTAATAATTCAACTGGGTTACGCCCTGGTGTATGCACCTCTACGACACGCCCTACCGCCCCGTACGAGGGTCAGACCATATACGAGACTGACACGGACAAGGTGTTGGTTTGGAACGGCTCTGCTTGGTTGTATTCAGCGACACCACAAACAACCGAAATAGGAATTTGGCAATCTTGGACTCCAGTTGTAACCCAAGGTGCAACAATAACAACCAGTTTTAATAACTCTAGATACACCCAGATAGGTAAAACTGTTATTGCTCAGTTGTCTCTAACCACTTCTTCGGCTGGAACATCATCAAACAAGTTGCTAATGACATTGCCTGTTGCTCCTAGGTCTGGCACAGACATATTGGGTACCTTGACTATTTCTACAAGTGGTACCAATATCTATACAGTTATGACTGCATGGTTTGATAGTTCCAAACTTGCTGGCGTAAGTACTGCGGGAAACCTTTGGGGTATAAACCCATCTGGTGCTTTGGGTTCTGGTGAACGAATCGTTGCTGTTTTAACTTACGAGGCAGCCTAAACCTGCCAATAGAAGGGAACCAGCATGCGTATTGCTGTATATACAATCGCTCTCAACGAGGAACAACATGTCCAGCAATGGGCAGACTCCTGCACCGATGCTGACTATCGCCTCATCCTAGACACAGGCTCAACAGACCAAACCACCACCCTCGCCCACCAACTCGGCATCCACACCGTTACCCGTGTTATCAGTCCGTGGCGGTTTGACACAGCCCGCAACATGGCACTCTCCATGCTCCCCAAAGACATAGACCTGTGCATTGCTTTAGACATGGATGAACAACTGCAACCAGGATGGCGTGAAGCCCTAGAAACAATCCCCGCTGGTACGACCCGCCCCCGATACAAATACATATGGTCATGGAACCCCGACGGCACCGAAGGACTTGTCTATGGTGGCGACAAAATCCACGCACGACACGGATACACATGGAAACACCCAGTACATGAAGTCCTCAAACCCACCGACGGAGAAACCCAACACTGGGTAGACGGGCTACAAATCCACCACCACCCCGACGCATCCAAGTCCCGTAGTCAATACCTACCACTACTCAAACTGGCTGTAGAAGAAGACCCTAGGGATGACCGCAACCAGTTTTACCTAGCCCGTGAGTTGTTCTTTCACGGTGACTATGCCTTAAGTCAGTATCATTTTGCACGGCATCTAGACATATCCACATGGAACCCAGAACGAGCCGCATCCCACAGGTACCTAGCCAAGATGGTCCCGCTTGTAGCCGACTACCACCTGTACCGTGCCATCGCCGAAGACCCAACCCGTCGTGAATCATGGGTTGCATTAGCGATGTACTACCACGAGAAACGCAACTGGCTGGCAGTGAGAAACACAGCGTCTATGGCTTTAGCAATCACAGAGAAACCATTGGATTATCTATGTGAAGCAGATGCTTGGGGTTGGCTACCACACGACCTGATGGCTGTTGCCTGCTACCACCTTGGAGACAGCGACGAAGCGTTCTACCACGGCTCCAACGCCCTGGCCTTAAACCCTGACGATACAAGACTAAAAACAAACCTAACTCACTATAGGCTATGATTGCCTTGTCCCAATACAAGGAGTATGAATGTCGACAGTAGCTACAGTCATTGACCGTACTGTCCGTCAACTAATGTCCGGCACCGTAGAGGAACGCAACAAAACAGTCGGAGCCTTAACCGCCACCTCCACATCTATTGTCTTCCAATACGACCTCAACGGTTTACGCCCAGGTGGAGTAATCCAAATAGATGCCGAACTCATGTACGTATGGGAAACAGCACCAGGAGCCAAAACCGCCGTAGTCGAACGAGGCTATAACGGCACCACCCCAGCCGCCCACGTCACGGGTTCAGTCGCAACCATCGACCCGAAGTTCCCACGAGCGCAAATCCTTGAAGCAATCAACGCCGAAATAGACGATTTATCAAGCCCCATGAACGGCCTGTACCAAATCAAAAGCCTAGAACTAAACTACAACGGCACTTGGAACATGATTAGCTTGCCAACCATAGACAAAATTATCGACCTTGTATCTGTAACCATCCGCTACATAGCCACCGACTATCCAGTCATCCGTAAATGCCGACTCATCCGTGACCTACCCAACGATGATTTCAGTGCAGGATACGCAATCCGTTTTGATGAACAAGTCCGTGCCGGAAAAATGATTGTCGTATACAAAGCCCCATACACCAACGTCACCACCGAAGCCCAAAATCTACAAAACGTTTCTGGCTTCCCCACCACTGCTGAAGACATCCTGATGATGGGCGCACAAATCAGGCTTGTATCACCACGAGAAGTGAAACGTAACTTCACCGAATCCCAAGGCGACACCCGCCGTTCAGAAGAAGTCCCAACAGGGTCGGTGTCTAGTTCTATTAACAACATCATCCGTATGCGCCGTGACCGTATCACTGCTGAAGCGGCACGACTTGCAAGGCAATACCCAACTTTCCTCAGCAGGGATTAACTAATGACGGTTACGACCTTCACCCTGCCGTACTTTGGGACACCCCCTTACTATTCCGGCACCGCAGTATCAGTATTAGTTCCTAATGTTTTCCCTGTCGCTATTGATGGTCGCCCGTTTATGGTTGACCAAAAATCAGGCAAGTTTCAACGCGGTTATGAACAACGTGTTCGAGACTCTACGGATGATTCAACTAGCCCTGGTGAGGCTGCTATCAACCCTGGTGGTTTGTGGCGCAGAGG